AGAGGCTTCCGTGTTTCCGCTTAACGGCACGATTTCCCCTTTTGAAAAAAACACGATTAGGGTATTGACAAACATACATATCTATGCTATAATATATTTAAAAAGAAAATAAATAATATATAAATGATAGAAAAGGAGAATTAATATGACTACATTAATAATGAGAGAGACAGCTATCAACCTGCATAGTATTTGTAAGAAATTAAAATTTGAGGGTGATATTGATACTAGGGTATATTATGATGATGGAGAGGAAATTTGTTTAATTGTAACTGATGATGTTACTGTATACGCTCTAGTATTTTTTTAATGAAAACAGAGCAAATATAGAGGTAAGGAGTTCATTGTTACAACATACTGTGAGGGTTTCAAATGACTATACGGTAAATGTAAAACACTTGTACAATATCATAAAGGAAACAATAGAACATATGAATGATTACAATAATTCATTAAGAAAGGAGAATAAATAACATGCTAAGAGAGGAAATCAATTTTTTCTTAAGTATTTTTTTTAAATCTAATGAACGTAGGTTTTTACTTGATTTTGTAGATGATAATCAAATATGTTTCTGTCATATATTAGAACCTTCTACGTTGATGGTAACTTTTATGGAAGATGGAAAATCTGTTTGTATAGATACAGATTATCAATCAATTAATATTTCAAGAACTGATATATCAGAATTAATAGCAGTGTCATATATGTATACTGAAAATTTATTTGATTATATAGATGAAATGATAAAGGAGGTGATATAATATGACAGATAAAAATTTTAAATTATTACAATACGAATTATTAAGATTAGTAGAAAATGGTGTTTCATACTACCGCAATTTTGATTGCTTTAATTATGAGCACGAAACACACTTATTTGATAGCAGGAACTCATTAGTCATAAAACATTTGCGGAATGAAAAAATATCTATTTTTTGGTTGCACGACCAGGTAGATTTATTTGAATATGTTGTAAAGTGTAACCACATATCTGAATGTATACAGCACATCAATGATTATTATACAGGCAATATACATGCTGATTTTAGTAAATGTATGTCTAATAATGTCAGCGACATTATTAATGATTTTATAAGAAAGAAAATAGATGTATATAAATTATACACTAACTTTTCAGATTCAAAAAATTCGATTTATTTAAATTCTATATGGGTTAATGTCCCTGACATAGTTCTTGGAATAGGAGATGAAATTATTCGTATCGATAATAATAAAACTGGATTTTCAAAATTAATACAGACTAGCAGTGTGTATATATTCAGTGAATTAACTAAGTATATTAAAGAATTATTTGAACATGAAGGTATAGAAATAGCAGTATATTAAAAGGAGTAAATAAAAAATGATATATGAATCATTTAAAACATTGCAGTACAATATTGAATATTTAATAAATAATAATATATCGTTTTGGTCCAGGTTTGACAGTGTATCCTATATGCTTTATTCAATCACATGTAAAGAAAATGATGATTTATTAGATATTACTTTCAATGAAGGAAAAATATATATAAGATGGATATACAGCACATCTATATATATATTTAAACCCAAAAATGACGTAGAAGCAATTAATTATATAATCGAATTTATTTTAAATAGACATCAAGAAAATATTCGTTATATGAATGTTAGTATGATTAGAATTTTCAAACGAATTTCAGAATATATTAAATATAAAATTGGTGTATATAAAATGTATTCAAGATGTTATACCGAAGGTGCAACCATTAGGGTTATATCTGAACATGAGAATGTCCCAGACATAAGCATATTATACAACAAGTCAAACATATCTGTATCAAATTATAGAGATGGTGCTAGTTGGTATTTATTATTAAACGAAAAAGACACAATTTTAGAAATAGAGAACTATATAACAGCTACGTTTAAATATTATCATATAGATATTGAGGGTTAATATAATATAAATTTGGAGGGTTAATAATGACTGATTTACAATTTGAAAAATTAAAAGGAATTATAAAAGACTGTATTCTATGTAAAAAATCAATTTTTAAAAGGTTTAATCTTAATATGGAATTTGTAGACTACATTTTGATTAGTTCAGATTCATTTTATATGTCAGTAGAAAATTGTTTTGATTATATAAAAATTCATATGACTGATGTAGGTAATTCTGATATGCTCATAACTATGAGTACGGCAAGTAAATATGAGATTATTAGTATGTGTGAGCGTCTAGCTTATGAAGCATTTGAAATTCACGATATTTGTGAGTGGGTAGGTGATAGCAAATGAAAACAGAAAATAAGGAAAGAAAGTATAAAATTATGTTTACAAAACAGAAACAAGGTTCTTATACTGCCAGGGTTATTATTCCAATGTCAATCATAAAAGACTTGGACATAAAGCCTGGTGATAGCATAAGATATACCAGAATAGAAAAAGGTGTTGTCATAAAAAAATGTGATTAGTGAGGTGTTTTTTTGTGAATATAAATAAGCTATATAATAAAGAATATTCTTTATATTTACGTAGATTAAACAGACAAGTTAAAGTCGGATATGATGTAAATGTAATACCAAAAGTTGAAAATCCAACAAAAAAAGATATTGCTATTATAAAATCAATAAGAGCCACACAGATTAAAAAGGAATCTGATATAGTAAATTTAATCACGGGCGAAATTGTATCAGAGAATAAAAAAGAAATAGATAAAATAAATAGAGAGTTTTTAGCGCTACCTGCTGAACTGCAAGACATTTCAATGGAGCATGGACAACTAATAAAGAATGTAAATACAGACGTATATACGGCTATAATTGAATATGACTTGTTGATTAAAAACTGGTATGACAGTTTATATGAGTTTAGAAAAGATTTAAGAGATTTCCTATTTGATAGAACAAACGAGTTATTAAGCAATGAGTCATCAAAATTAGAATTTGCAATAGCTTATAAGAAAAATCCTGATATTTTTCCCACACCTGCTGATTCAAGAATAGAAGTTGTTTCTGCTAAAATGAATGCTGTAATGGAAGCAATGCAATTTTACAGTGATTCGCCTGAAATAAATTACTTTGCTGACAGATTTATAAATTATGAATAACATACATTACTATGCATGTGATTTTGAAACAACGGTTTATACGAAAGAAATGATTGACGTATACGGAGCTCAAGAATCAACAGAGGTTTGGGCGGCGGCAATTTGTGAACTATTTGATGATACAGAAACCGTCACTATTTTACATTCAATAAGAGATTTTTTAGAGTATATAAGTGGATTACCTAATAAAAGTGTTTTTTATTTTCATAACTTAGCGTTTGATGGTTCTTTTATTGTAGATTTTTTATTAAAAAATAATTATGAATTTACAACAAAAAAGAAAAGCAATATGTTATCGAAAGAATTTAACGCGTCTATATCATATATGGGTCAATGGTATAAAATCATAATAAAGGAGGGTAAAAAAGTAATTGAAATAAGAGACTCATATAAGCTAATGCCGTCTAGTATTGCTGATATAGGAAAATCATTTGAGACAAAGCATAGAAAACTAGAAATGACTTATGAAGGGGAAAGATACGCATATTGTGAAATAACAGATGAAGAGAAAAAATATATAGAAAATGATGTACTTGTATTAAAAGAAGCACTAGAAAAAATGTTCAATCAGAATCATAAAAAGCTGACTATTGGAAGCTGTTGTATGGCAGAATTTAAGCAATTTTTTTCTAAAAAGGAATATAATTCGTTGTTTCCAGATTTAAAATTAGAATATCTTGACTATAGATATTCTAATGCATGGAATCAGTGGGATTATGTACACAAGTCATATCATGGAGGTTGGGTATATGTGAATCCGCGGTATGGAAATAGAATTATAAAAATGGGGTTAGTTTTTGATGTAAATTCTCTATATCCATCTGTTATGCATAGCGTATCAGATAATTATTATCCTGTGGGCTATGGAACTTATAAAAAAGGGAAACCAGCGGACGAGATAATAAACAAAAAAGATGTGTATTATTTTATACGTGTAAGATGTAGATTTAAGCTAAAAGAAAACGCTTTACCATGGTTACATATACGTCATAATGCATGGTATAAAGCAAATGAAAATCTATATACTAGTGACGTAAAGTATAACGGAAAATATTATAGATATGTAAACGTAGATGGGAAAATTTTTGACACAGTCCAAGAATTAACATTTACATGTAAAGATTGGGAACTATTCAAAGAAACATATTATATTTATGACTTAGAGTATTTGGACTATATTTATTATCATGCTGTAAAAGGGCTTTTTGATGAATATATAGACACATACAAGGAAATAAAGGAGAATAACACCGGATTCTTGCGTACACTTGCTAAACTTTTCCTTAATAATTTGTATGGAAAGTTCGCTACTTCTGATGATTCCTCATACAAAGAACCTTTTTTGAATGATGACGGCGTGGTATCTTTTAAATTCAATGAAGAACACAAAAAACAAGTAGGATATATTCCGATCGGCTCCGCTGTGACATCTTATGCTATGAATTTTACAATACGTCATGCAATGGCGAATATAGATAGATTCTGCTATGCGGATACAGACAGCGTACATATTCAAGGCTATCAAAAACCAAAAATGATAATTGAACACCCGACGAATTTTTTATGCTGGAAATGTGAGGGAAAATTTGATTTTGCGTATTATGAGAGGCAGAAAATGTATGCAGAACATTTTATTGAACTTAATAGAAAACCTTGTACACCCTTTTTAGATGTAAAGGCCGCGGGTATGTCTAAAAATGCTAAGGACATGTTTATAAATGGTGATTATAAAATATCCGACTTAAAGGCTGGCCTCGAACTTAAAGAGTGTAACCTTAAGGCTGTGAGAATTAAGGGTGGTATACTATTAACGAACAAAGATTTTTGTATAAGAGAGACAAAATATAAAAAAATAAATGTGGTAAAAAATGTTGACAAAAAAGATAAAATATGATATATTAATATTGTAATAAAAAATAATAAAGAAAGGAGAAAAGAAAATGATTACTAGAACATTTAAAGGGCTTAATGTAACTTTTGAGGTTTACAGTAAGGTGAACGGCAAGGTTACAAATGAGGAAAAAACAGAGTATGTCAACACATCCGACGCAAAGAAGGCCGAAATTATTTTAAGTAAAAAATATAAAGGCTGTATGATTAATATTTTGCATTGTGAAGACGTAGAGGAAAAGTATGGCATGTCAGTTGATGTATTTATTGCAAATGCACAAAAATTGTAATGAAAAAAGGAGTAATAAAAAATGGGAAAAGAAAGAGGATATAGCGCAAGGGTTAAATATGTTTCAATAGATGACCTCACAAAAAAGGAAGAAATTAAATTAAGGTCATTTAATGATATGCATAGTATTGATGAGTTAATGTCAGAAGGAAATGATTTAATTATCAATCTTGATTATTATGCAGAAGTAGAAGTACATAACGAAAAAAGCGATAATACTGATTATACCAAATATGTATACGTAGATAAAGACGGTACAATGTATATTTCAGGCTCGCAATCATTACATAATGAAATCACTGATATATACGAGGAACTGGTTGGAGAAGATGATGTTACGGTAAAAGTAATATCAAAGGAATCTAAAAATTATAAAGGCAAAATGTTCTATACATGTGTATTGGTTTAAAATAACAAAGGGTGCTAAGTCACCCTTTTTAATATAGAGGTGAAATATGGATAAATACTATAGTTGTGATAGACTTTTAACACTTAAAGATAAAAATGGAAAACCTCCAGAGATATTTATAACAGATGGAAACCGAACAGCGGGAAAAAGTGTAAGTTACAAAAAGAAATTGATTTCAACGTTCCTAAAAACGAAAGATGTAAATCAATTTTTTTATTTATATAGGAATAAGTCTGATATGTCTAATTGTGCAGATGTATTTTTTAACGACATAAAAAGAATATTTTATCCTTCTTACACAATGACAGAGAAAAGAATTTTAAATGGCAACATAGTTGTATTATATTTGAATGGTGTAGAATGCGGATACTGTTTACCTCTTTCCATGTCACATAAATTTAAAAATATGTCAGCCTTATTTTCAAGAGTTAAACATGGTTTTTTTGATGAATATCAAAACGAAAATAATATATATTTACCAAATGAAGTTGAGAAATTAATGTCATTACATATATCAATAGCAAGAGGGGACGGAGAACAGCACAGGTATGTGCCTTTGTATATGGCTTCTAATACAGTATCTATTTTAAATCCTTATTATTCAGCGTTAGGAATCAATAAGATGTTAAAAAATAACACTAAAATATTAAAAGGTGATGGTTGGGTTTTTGAAAGAACCTATAATGAAAACGCAAGCACAGCCATGGCGGAATCGGGATTTGTAAGGGCATTTTCAAAAAGTAAATATTCATCATTTGCTAGCAGTAACGTATATTTAAATGATAATGAATCATTGATAGAGAGACCATCTGGAGGAAATCAATATTTACTTACAGTTATATACAATAAAAAACCTTACAACATCAGAAAATATAGCGACGTTGTATATGTATCAACTGGTTGTGATGAAACTTTTAACAATAGAATATGCTTTAATGTAAATGACGTTGTAGACGATAGGGCATTGAGGGTGACATCTGGAAATTTTATTGTTATCATGTTACGCGAGTATTTCAATAGAGGTATTATGAGGTTTGAAAACTTGGACTGCAAAAATATGATACTTGACTTATTATCTTATATATGATATATTATAAGTGGCTCCACTGTTTAATATAAATATCGACACATTCTAACGTACACATAACCAGGCAGGTTGTAGAATGTGGTGGACTTGTACCCCCTTTATTTAATTTCACAGTACACGGGTCGCGCGGTAAAAAATTTTTTACCGCGCTATTTGTATTGACAATAAATAAAATTTATGATACTGTTATATAAAGGAGGTGATACAATGCCAGGCAATATTGATACTATTGTTCAGATTGTTTCAAGTGTCGGATTTCCTATTGTATGCTGTGGGTTTTGTTTTTGGTATGTGAAATACATAACGGACAAAAACAGAGAAGATATAACAAATCTTAATGAACAGCACAAAGAGGAATCAAATAAAATGATTGAGGCAATCAATAACAACACACTTGTAATGGAAAGACTTGTCGAAAAAATCGAGAGTAAAGGAGGTGTACTATAATGAGAAAAAAATTATTTTCGTTTGTAATGGTTTTACTTTTGTCATTATCACCAATTACAGTAAACGCTAACATGAATGGAATAGATGTTTCGTCATGGCAGACTGGAATTGATATATCACAAGTAAACTGTGATTTTGTGATAATGAAAGCTACAGAGGGCGAAACATATGTGAATCCCGATTGTGATAGGGTGTATCAGGATTGTATAAAGCACGATAAGCTACGCGGCGTATACCATTATGCGTCTGGTGGAAATCCAGAGAGTGAAGCACAATTCTTTTTAGATAATATAGAAAATTATATTAACGATTCTATATTAATTCTTGATTATGAATCATACGCGTCTTACAATGGTTCATGGTGGGCGGAAAGATGGCTTGACTATGTATACAATCATACAGGCGTGAAGCCAGTTATCTATATGAATTTAAACACATTGAACAGCTATAATTGGGACAGTGTGAGAAATAAAGATTATGGATTGTGGGTTGCTGGTTACTATCTAGGATATGAGCCTTTTTACGCGTATAATGAAAATGCACCTATCATGGGAAATACGTATCCATGGACTGACTGTGTAGCTTTGTATCAATACACATCAAGCGGATATTTAAACGGTTGGAATGGCGCGTTAGATTTGAATGTGTTCTATGGTGATGAAAGCGCATGGAATTTATACGCAAATTCAACTGGTGACGTTACACATGATAATACACCATCACAAACAGGAACATATTACACAGTTGTATCGGGTGATACATTATGGAATATAGCGTTATCCTATGGTGTTGATGTGTGGGAACTTGCAAACGCGAACGGTATTAGCAATCCAGCGTTAATTTATCCAGGACAGACAATTTATATTGGCACATCAAGCAATAGTTCAAATTATTATACAGTGAAAAGCGGAGACACATTATCTGGTATAGCGGCTATGTATAACACTAACTATTGGACATTAGCTGAAATCAACGGTATATCAAATCCAGATTTAATATATGAAGGTCAGACCATATGGCTTGGATAATTGTAGAAAGCAGAGCATTGTCGCAAGAAGAAATGGACAACAATGCACAAGAATTTGCTAATGACATGGGAGCACGCGGATTTTCATCTGAAGCAATCAGCGGCATGCTTGGAAATATGCAGTATGAAAGTTCTATAAATCCAGGCAGATGGCAGGGCGACGTCGTAGGCGATTACAGTGCAGGCTTTGGATTGGTGCAGTGGACACCTGCCACGAATTATACAGATTGGGCCACTGCCAACGGCTACCAGATAACTGACCCCTACGGTCAAGAGGAATGGATTGACACACTCACAGGTCAGGGACAGTGGGGTGAAACGTCAAGTTATCCGATTTCTTGGGATACGTACAGAACAAGTTCAGAATCACCAGAGTATCTGGCTTCTGCATTTCTTTACAATTTTGAAAGACCAGCAGACCCGTCCGCTACAGAGGCAGGACGTAGGGAAGCCGCAAGATATTACTATGAAAAATTGAACTTTACATCATGCTTTACCACTCCCAGATTAGATGATAGCGGAATGATGAATAATCCTTACTGGTATGATTTAAACCCTTTCTACACATCAGGATATGGATTACCTAACTGTACATGTTATTGCTGGGGTAGGCGATATGAAATAACAGGAAAAGCTCCCGATACATCACTAGGAAATGCGGATACCTGGTTCAACTATGCAGTATCAAAAGGTCAGAGAACAGGACGGGAGCCAAAGCTTGGAGCTATTATGTGCTGGTCGTATACTGGCAGTCATGCGTCAGAAGGCGGCCATGTCGCTATAGTGGAAGTCATAAACGACGACGGTAGTATAATAACTAGCAATAGCGCATATGGCGGAGCATATTTTTATACACAAACGCTGACGTCACCCTATGAGTGGGCTGATTATACACACTTTGACGGGTGTATATATCTTGACTGTGAGCCAACGCCAAAGCCGCCAGAAAGAAAAAGAAAGAAAATGCCGTTATATTTTTATTTATGGCCATAACAAAAAGGAGGTAAAAATGGACGTTTTAGAAGCATTAGACAAAATTATTGACGGGCTAGACGATATTACAGAGTATGAAGACGCGATTGACATATTAAGAGATAAATTGAGCGCGTCGGGAGAAAATGAAAGTTATAACTACAAAGAAAAATATGAGGAATTAAAAGAAAAATACAAAAAACGTTTTAAGGAAGATATTAGAGAGAATATGGAGAGAGAATATAAAGAAGAAGTACGCGATACAGGCGTTGAAGATAGAAAAGAAAAAATTGAAATAACAGACCTGGACATGTCTTTCGACGGTTCCACGGAATAGATTGAGAGGTGTAAAAAATGGCTAATAAAAAAGTAGAGTCAACTAATCAAAATATATTAAATGCTGTACGTAGTCAGCTATCATATGAAGTTCAAAATCATTTACCAGAGGTAACAAGCGACAACATTTCTCAAGTGTATGACGATATTTTAAGATATAATCCGTTGCGCAATGAGGTTGTACCGGCTCTTGTTAGATTAATCGGTATGTTGTCTGTTGACAGTGTAGCATGGAGAAATCCACTAGCAAGATACAAAAAGAATCCTATGCGATACGGTGAGACAGAAGAGGAAACATATGTAAATATGTGTAAGGGGCATGTATATGACCCGCGCGATAGTTTCGAAAAAGCTTTTCAAATTTATGAAAGCTATATTATGAGCGTATTCCACAATATAAATCTTAAGATTCAATATCCGGTAACGGTTACATTTGATAATTTAAGAAATGCGTTTTTCAGTGAGTATGGTATAAGAGATATGATTTCCGCAAAAATGGAAAGCGCGGTAACCGGGGCAAATTGGGACGAATATCTCGCAATGAAGCAACTAATTGACGCCGGATATGACAAGCAAGTTTTACCTGCCGTAACGGTTCCAAAGGTTGTTGACGAGGGTACAGCAAAGGAAATGCTTGTAGAAGTAAAAACTGCAATAGGTGAATTTGCTTTTCCAAATCCCGCCAACAATATCGCGGGTTCTACCGCGTCATCTAGACCAGAAAATATTGTTTTCATTACAACACCGCGTACTAACGCTAATATAAGTGTGCAGGCTTTGGCGTATGCATATCAGTTAGACAGAGCGCAAGTGGAAGTAAATACTGTGATTGTTGATAGCTTTGCAAACGACGCAATTCAAGCGGTTGTTTGTGATGTAAGATTCTTTAAAGTAAGAGAGCAGTTGAGAGAAATTAGCGACCAGAGATTGGCAAACGTTTTAAGTTGGAACTATTTCTATACAATGCTTGAAATGGTGTCCGCTAGCCCGTTCTATCCTATCAAAGTGTTTACTACAGATACTGTAGAAACAACTGCAAATACAATTACAGCAAGTAACGGAAACTATACATCTAATACGGATAATGAAATTCAAATTCCAGCTAGTGTTACCGGGGGAAGCGGAACATATCACCAGGAACTCTTGACTTATGGACTTGTTTCCGGAAATACATCAAGGGATACGTTTATTGTTCCGGGTACAAATATCCTGCATATCGGAGCAGGTGAAACTGGTTCACTTGTGATTGATATTTCATATCGTCCAGATGAAACTGTAACAAAACAGATTACTTATACAAAATCAGTGTAGGAGAGTAGGAGCACTAATACAGTGCTCCAAATATAAAATATTATGATTGATTTAATAAAACAGACCAACGTAATCCCTAGAAGTCCAACTACAGAATTAAGGTTATATTGTGGTGTACCATGGGACGATAGATATGAGCATGTTAGATTGTTTAATAATACGCAAGACTTATTAAGTAATCTGGAGAATTGGAGAGTTTACCCCTCTAATGCTGAAAAGCTCACGGAAATGTCCCCTATTAAAGTAGGTTCTCTGACGTTACGTGTTCCGTTTACAGAGATGGAAGCACTAGAATTAAATTATCTAGCATTTTGTAATCATGGAATAAGTGAGACGTGGGTTTTTTGCTTTATAAATAGTATAGAATGGTTGAGTGAAAACAGTACAAGAATTAACTTTTCGCTTGACATATTCCAAAATAATTTTTATAAATGTAATATAAAGCCATGCTTCATTGAGTATCACCATATACCACGTAGTGAGGATAATATTGGTGCTAATCTACTACCAGTTAGTATCGAAACTGGAGAATCTATATGCGTGAATCAAATTAATGAGCAGTTTCTTCCAGACTATATTTGTTTGTATGTGACAGAAGTTAAATCTGGTGCAGGGTATAGGGCGGCCGTTGGTAAAGTTGTTAATAATATATACATAGGTGCAGAATTAATCAGTAGCACAGGTACATCAACTATTAATGATACTATAGAAAATTATAATAAAGACGGAAAAAATGACGCAATAGTGTCTATGTTTATGTCACCAAAGGAGTGCGTTGATTCATATGAAGACGGAAATGCTATAGAAATAAGCAAACAATACGATATTCCTTATGATAATTTTTTCGAAGGATACAAGCCAAAAAATAATAAACTGTATACATATCCATTCTGCTATTTATTGGTTGATAATAACGAAGGAATGGGCGGTATATTTTATTATGAACTATTTAATAGTAATAGAGTTGAATTTAATTACTTTTGCTGTTTGGCAACAAGTCCAGCTATTACATTATTGCCAATAAACTATGAAACATCAATAGTTGGATATAAAGAATCATTAACCATTGCAAATTTTCCGTTATGTGCATTTAATAGTGATGTGTATAGAGCATGGCTAGCACAAAATAGGTCCAGCCTAGCATTATCAAATCAAATAGCAAAAGTGGAAACTGCTACAGGTGTTGTTCATGCTATAGCAGGAATTGGAAATATGGCTGTTGGTGGTGCGGCTATGTATGGTAGTGCTGGAACCGTTGGCGGAAGTTTTATATCTGGTGGAAGTGAAAAATTATCTCAAGGACTGAATCAGGCAAAAAGCGGCTTGTATACTTTGATGTCATTACAAGCACAAAAAAGAGACAAACAGGTTATACCAAACACTATTAACGGTAAAGTTATGTCACAAAATACAAACACGGCTATGAGGATAACGGGATTCACTTTATATCATATGTCATGCAAAAAACAATTTGCAAAAAAGGCTGATGATTTTTTTACAATGTACGGTTATCCTATTAACGAAATAACTACACCTAATTTGAATAGCAGAAGCACATGGAATTACGTCAAAACGGTTGGTTGCGATTTTACTGGATGTATAGATTTAAACCAACTTAAAGAATTGCGCGCTATATTTGATAGAGGTGTAACCTTATGGCACACTAACGATATAGGTAACTATTCACTTGAAAACAACTAGAAGGTGGTGATAAAATGAAAAAGAATCCTATACGTTGTTTTGAAAATATACATCAATGCTGTAACGGTAAATCAGTTCCATATTTTAAGTTTTTTATTGACCTATACAATCTAGCTGTAAATCGTTTTGAATGGGTGAATTTACCGAAAGAAATAAATCCTTACTTTCTTGAGGATATACTTTTTTGGAGAGGGAGCGCATTATTCATATATGATGATGTAGCGGACATGTATGCAGTAATGAAGGAGGCACTTGTCGGTATGATGGATATTTACAATATACCAGAAACAAGGGAAGCCTTTGCCGTTACTGGATATTTAAAAGATTATTACAAAGATAATAGCGTGATAATATGGAATAATCCCGCGCATGTTGGCTATGTGTTGAGTGCACAAATGTATGCAGAAGCACTTGATACCGCATGGAAAACAAAGAATCTAAACATGTATGCGCAAAGAACACCTGTAGCGTTAGTGTCATCTGATGAACAAAAATTGAGTTATCAGATTTTCGGGGAAAATTATGATAACTATGTTCCAGTTATTAAGTTAACAGATAGTTTTGACTTAGACAAAGTAAAAGCTATTAACATGAATGCACCATATGTAGTTGATAAACTGGAGCAGGAAATAAAAGAAATTTATTCCATGGCTTTGAATGACTTAGGATATGAAACAAATAATATAGAAAAAAAGGAACGCGTAACCAATAAAGAACTTGACGGTAATAATGGACAGATAGAAGGTATGAGAAACACAGGTTTATCAATGAGAAAACGCGCTTGCGAGGCTATCAATAACATGTTTGGACTTGATGTAGATGTAAAATTCAGAAGCATACTTCCATCATGTATAAATGGCTTTATCAATGAAAACTTTACAACTTCTGATGATATAATGGAAGGTGGCGATAATAATGAGTAAATATACTACAACCATTAATGATATATTATCCTCCTTTATAGACGAAGCATATGCATATGATTATAGCGTGTCTGAAATTATTGAAATCTCGAAAAATAAATTTTTCAATTTTGATTTTGAATTTTACACAGACGACATTGATGTATTAAACGATTTCAAGCGTGATTTCTTGCTTACCTATTATAATCATTACATAGGGTTTGAAACGCTGGGAATGTTTAAAACTTACCTCATGGCAAAATTAAACGTTATCATGCCTTACTATAAAGAATTGTATAAACATATTAAAATTGGCTATGACCCATTCATAAATGTTGATGTAACATACACGAATGATGAAAGCGAATCCAGAAAAGGGCAGAATAATTATACTGATAATGCAAGAAATACTACAAAAAGCGTAACAGATTATGAAGGGATAAATTCCGACAATCCTCAAGTTACATATGCAAATAACGACTATGCGTCAGGTATGAACAGAGGTGAAAATATCACAAATACTGAATCCAGCGGAAACATGATACATAGTCAAAATGATTTGGTTAATAGGGATAATGAATATAAAAGGACAGAAAAAGGATTAAAAGGAAAAAGCAAAGCAGAAGCAATAAGAGATTTAAAAAAGGAAATTGTGAATATTAACAGGGAAATAATTGAATTATGCAGGCCATTATTTTTGTCTGTGTGGTAAAGGTGGTGATTAAATGAGTAAAATTAAGCCTATTGTACCGCTTGTGTGTTGTGATATTCCTACGGTTTACAGTAATAAGCAGAGCTATTATGAATGTCTATGCTATATAGGTAGTAAGATTAACGAATGTATTGAAATGATTAACAGTTTTACTGATGATTACAAAAACTATACAGATGAACAAATAGCAAAACTTAAAGCAACGTTAGAAGAGGAATTAAAAAACGCGGTTGATACACTAAACAAGAAAATAGATTTTGAAGTGCATGAACTTGACGAAAAGATTATAGCTTTATCAACAAGCATAACAGAACGGCTAAAAGAATTAAAAGACCTAATATATACAGTAAATGAGAATACCAAAGCATGGGCCGAATATGAAATAGAAAAACTGTATGAATATATAGACAATGTGTTTTGTGATAACGTGAAATGCTACAATCCTACAAATGGAATGTATGAGCCTATTTGTAAAGTTCTAAACGATATTTATGGAAAGTTACGCTACTTTGGAATCACAGCCGAACAATATGATTCATTACAGCTAACCGCTAATGATTATGACGCATTAATGATTAGCGCAAGTGATTATGATTTATACGCTAAAATGATATTGTATAAATCGCCGTGGTTTTATATGTATTCTCCGTTTACTGGTAAATATGAATTTTATCAAGATGTGATTTACCAGATGGCGGACTTATTGAAACCTAATCCTATTACTGCCGCTGAATATGACGCGCTTAATATTACAGCGACTAACTATGATGATAAACAAATTACAGCGGCAAAATATGATGACAACGCAAAAACTATATTAAACACTTAATTTGAAAGAGAGGTATTTTATTATGAGTGCAAGTGGAAAAACTACAAACTATGATTTGGGTATTTATGTTGGTACAGACGTTACTGACTGGTTAGGCACATTCAATGGTAACATGAATAAAATTGACGCACAAATGAAAGTAAATGCGAATGGTGTTGCTTCTGCTAACCAGACAGCAGGCGAAGCTAATTCTACAGCTACAGCCGCTAGTGAAAAGGTTGACACATTAGAGACTAACGTTAATAAAAATGGTAGTGACATTCAAAGTCTACAGTCTACCGTTGCAAGTCAAAATACAGCTATTAAAAATAATACTCAAGCCGCTAGCAATGCGAAGGACGCGGCAGATACCGCACAGGATACTGCTAATAATGCTAATAATAGTGTAAATAATATAATTAAATGGAATAAAGCACAGTTGACAGCTGAAAGTGGAAGCGGTACAGTTTATTTGTTGTGGAACAAAGAATTGAAACTTTTTAATATTGTTGGTAGTATTGATATTGGAAATGGTAATAATGGAGCATCAATTGTGGGGACTTCATTACTTACAGGATTACCGCAACAATTCTTTACTGATATGGGTTTGACAAACGATAGACGATTATATAATCTAGCATTAATTAGAAACGGCAACGGTGCAAATAGTTATTTTGGAGTTTATAACTTAAATTTGAGAATAAATAATAGGGATATTTATGCGTCATCACTTTCTGGAACGGGAACTGTGTCAGGTGATAGAGCTACTCAAATATGGTTATCTTCTATGTCATATGCAGGGTTTACTTTTTGATGTATTAAGAGTGATATTTTTTGTTGAGAGCGTGGTTAAGTCCATGCTCTCTTTTTTAATCGTGCCGTTAAGCGGAAACACGGAAGCCTCT